CAACGTGGGAAAACTCCACGACCAGACCTTCGACAAGAGGGTGGCCCTTGAGAGAGCCCGCAGAGGGGTAGAAGCGATGGGCCTCGAATGGGGAACCATCATCGCCCGCGACAGAAGAGGCCACGTAGCCGACACCCGGCACATGGTTTCCAAGTATCTTAGGGACTGCGGATTCAGCTTTCCCGAAATAGCCAACGCCCTACAACGAGCGAACCACACCACGAGCGTATATTCCGTGCGACGGTGCAACGAGCTTATCGATATGGAGTACGGCTACCGCAAGAACTACCACAAATTCCTCAACGCATGACCCTTCGCAAAGTCAAAAGAATCCTCAACGAGAGCGACGACTTCCTCGTGTTCACCCGAAAGGACACCGGAGGAGACACCGCCAACTTCGGGGTGTTTCACAAAGACCTCGAAAGCTGGGAGATTCTTTTGAACCTCGCCGTGTCAGACTACCACCTACGCGAAACCCTCCGAAACGTACTCAATGCAGCCGACCAATATCTCAACGAACAAGCTCAAGACGAATCCGAATAACCCTCGGGCCATTCGCAAAGATCAACTCGACAAGCTCGTCAAGAGCCTCCGGGAGTTTCCCGAGATGCTCGAAGCACGTCCCATTGTGGTAGACCCTGACTTCGTAGTCTTGGGGGGAAACATGAGACTGAAGGCCGCCCAGCTTGCCGGGCTTACCGAGGTGCCCGTCTACGTCGCCTCGTGGGAGGAAGCCAAGGCAAAGGAGTTCATCATCAAGGACAACCTCGCCTTTGGGGAGTGGGATTGGGATATGCTCGCCAACGAATGGGAAGCAGAGCAGCTGGACGACTGGGGCTTGGACGTACCCATCGAAGAAGAACCGACCGAGGGACTCACCGACCCCGACGACGTACCCGAGGTGCCGGAGGAGCCCACCACGAAACCCGGCGACCTTTGGCTCTTGGGTGAGCATCGTCTGCTCTGCGGGGACTCCACGAAAGCGGAGGACGTGGAACGGCTTATGAATGGAGAAAAGGCGGACATGGTTTTTACTGACCCGCCTTATGGAGTTTCTTTCCGGGGAGTCAAGGGAAGCTTTTATAGCGGGGGCAAGAAGTCCGGAGTCGATTCTGCTGAACAGATTAAGGGCGACAATCTTCGCGGCGACGGTCTGACCGCGCTATTTCGCGACTCGCTTGCTCTTGCCGTCGCTTACTCGAAAAGTTCAGCTGCTCTGTATATCTTTTTCGCTATCAATCGAAGCGAGGAGACACTTCCCGCCGTTTCGGATTGTGGATTAACCGTCCGAAACTGGCTTATATGGGACAAGGGAAATGTCGGGTTTCACGCGATGGGAGCGCAATACAAACCTAATTTCGAGGCGTTTCTCTACGCCGTCAAGGGGGAGCCGCCGGAGTGGAAAGGTAATCACACGCAGCAGACAATCTGGCGGCACAATGTCGAGCGTCTTGGGCTACACTCGACCATGAAGCCTGTTTCGTTGGTCTTACAGGCGGTCATGAATCACTCTGCTGGTTCAGTTCTCGACCTCTTTCTTGGTTCAGGTACTACCCTCATAGCCGCAGAGAAGACCGGGCGCAAATGTTACGGAATGGAACTCGACCCCAAATACTGCGACGTCATCGTAAAGCGATGGGAGGACTTCACAGGTAAAAAGGCAGAGCTATGGAAGCAATAAAACAGAACAAGACGAACACCAAAAAAGAGGCCATGCTCGAAGCCCTGGAACGTTCCTTGGGCATCGTCACAACGGCTTGCAATGCGGTAGGCATCGGGAGGACAACCCACTACCAATGGATGAAGGATGACCCCGAATACAAGCAGGCCGTCAAGGACATCGACAACCGCACCCTCGACTTCGCAGAGAGCCACCTTCATAAGCTCATCAAAGAGGGCAACCCAGCCGCGACCATCTTCTTCCTCAAGACCAAGGGCAAGGGCAGGGGATATATCGAGCGACAAGAGATTGAGGTGGCCGAGAAGAAGCCGCTTTCTTGGTTCGTGTCTGACGACTCGAATGTGAGTTGAGGCAGCCCGCCACATACTACCACGTCAAGAACTCGCCCGCCAAGATTCAAGTTCACCAAGGCGGCACGCGATCGGGGAAGACATACTCTATCCTCACCGCCCTCGTCGAGCTATGCCACCGCAACGAGAACAGTGGGGCCGTTATCACCATCGCCCGCAAAACCTTTCCCGCGATCAGGGCATCTGTCATGCGCGACTTCTTCGAGATACTCGAAAGGGAGGACATCTACAACGTAGACAGGCACAACAAGAGCGAAGCTACATACGTCCTATTTGGGAACCTCGTGGAGTTCATCTCAGTAGACCAACCGCAGAAGGTTAGAGGACGAAAGCGAGATATCCTCTTTGTGAACGAGGCCAACGAGCTCACCTTGGAGGACTGGCGGCAGCTTATGCTCCGCACCACCGGGAGGGCCATCATCGACTACAACCCCTCCGACGAGTTTCACTGGATATACGACCACGTGCTCACGCGCCCCGACCATGAGTTCTTCAAAACCACCTACAGGGACAACCCCTTCCTCCCCGCCTCCACCGTTCAAGAGATTGAGCGACTCAAAGAAGCCGACCACGACTACTGGAGGGTGTACGGATTGGGCGAGCGCGGAGTCTCACGCGCCACTATTCTCACGCATTGGAAGACAGTACCCCAAGTCCCCGACGGGTGGAAGCTCCTTTCCCTCGGCCTCGACTTCGGATACACCAACGACCCCACCGCTATAGTCAAGGTCTATACCGACGGCCACGGCTTCTGCCTCGACGAGGTATGCTACGCGACGGGACTCACCAATGCAGCCATAGCCCAAACCCTTCGAGACGCAGATATCGGAAAGGCCATGATCGTGGCTGACTCAGCTGAACCTAAGAGCATCGACGAAATCCACGGGCACGGGTTCAACGTACACCCAGCCCGCAAAGGTCCGGACTCCGTTCGTTCGGGCATCGACTTCCTCCGCTCCCGTCCGCTCCTCATCACAGAGCGAAGCGTGAACGGCATCAAAGAGCTGAGGAACTACAAGTACAAGGAGGACAAGAACGGACGCCAACTCAACGAGCCTGTGGACGCCTTCAACCACTTCGTAGATGCGAGCCGCTACGCCGTCACATGGAACCAGACGAACCCGAACTTCGGGCAGTATGCCCTCGGATAACCTGAGGAAATCACCCTTTTAATCTTATACAAGTATGGAGCTCCGCCTTCCCGCCAACTACTCCGACCTCACCCTCCGACACCTTCAGGTTCTGGAGACGACAGAAGACCCCATCAAGAGGGTGCAAGCCGTCACGGGCCATTCCTTTGCCGAGCTGCGTAAGATGCCGCAGGCACTTGTGGCCGAAGCCTCCGCGCACATCGACTCCCTCCTCGCCCGCGAGGTGTCCAAGCACCAACCTATCCTTACCCTCGACGGGGTAGAATACGGCTTCATTCCCGATTGGGAGAAGTTCAGCGCAGGTGAATGGATTGATATGGAGACCTACACGAAGGACTTTTGGAAGACGGCTCATAAGGCTATGGCTATCCTGTACCGACCCATCACCCGCAAGCTAGGAGACAAGTACAGCGTGGCTGAATACACCGCCCAAGAGGACGCGACGCCCTTCCTCGATATGCCCGCCCCTGCGGTGAGCGGTGCCCTGCTTTTTTTTTGGAGTACCGAACGCGAACTGCTGAGCACTTTGCAGTCCTCTTTGACAGCGAAAGCGATTCAAGCGATCCATTCTATGCCAAGTGGGGATGGTATCCCGCGCTCTTCTCACTGGCTGGGGAGGACGTTCTCAAAATTGATGCAGTCACTCGCCTCACGGTGGGCCACGTATTCACGCACCTCGCATTCTTGAAAGACCTCGACTACAAACGAAGAACCGAAGCCAAGCAATGATCACCTTCAACAACATCGTATCCAAGTTCGAGGAGTTCGTAGAGAACCACTACTTTCTCAAGACGTTCTCGTATGGCTCCCCGGCTGACGTAGACCTCGACAAGTTCGAGCAGTACCCGCTCCTGCACCTCGTCTATACGGGTGGCGACTTCAACTCACCCAAGGCCAAGACGTACAACCTCGAGGTGTATATCCTCACCCTCCCCCCTTCGGATGCCGATAAGGTGGAGTATCAAAAGGAGAGCATCAGCAACGCCGAACAGGTAGCAGAGGACATCCTCGCTGACATCCAGAACGGAGGCAACATCTTCCAGTTTGGGTACAAGTACGATCTAGTCAACGCCTCGGTGACGCCTCTCGAAGAGGAGAAGAGCAACGCCCTTGCCGGGTGTCTCCTCGATATCGCTATCAGCGTCCCCTACACCTACGACTCATGCAACGCCCCTCTGACGGGGGTAGAGCCTGAAGGCAGCACGACACCTTCGTACAAGGCTCGTGGCCTGCTGCGTATGCGAGAGCTTGACGGAAGCCCTGACGTACTCTCGGTGGCTACCATCAACGTGCCTAACGGCTCGCTCGTAGACGATGGCGACGGGGAGGTGACGTTGACTTTTGGAGCGGGTGGAGCTGTCGACAGCGTGACGGGTGGCACGGGTCTCACCGCAACCCCGACAACCGGAGACGTCGTAGTGAGCCTCGATGATACCGCAGTAACGCCAGGAAGCTACACTACCGCAGACATCACAGTTGATGCCCAAGGTAGAATCACAGCCGCTACAAGCGGCAGCGGTGGCGACACAGCAGAGAAAGTACACTTTCCGGTGCGTAACGACGAAGGGGTCACCATCGCAGCAGGCACCCCCTTGTATTCGCGTGGTGAGATTGGAGGAAGCGAACGCATCTTGGTTGGCATCGCCGATGCAAGCGACCCGGCCAAGATGCCCGCAATCGGCATCGCCGAAACCGAGCTCACTACAACCGGAAGCGGCAAGGACGGGTTTGCAATCGTGGCCGGAACGTACAACACCAATATCTCCGGGTTCACAGGACTCCAAGATAACGATGTCTTGTACGTAGACGCTGGGGGTGGATTGACAAAGGACAAGCCCACCGGCACGAACCTTATTCAAAACGTTGGCGTGGTGCTCAAGACAAACGGCACCATTTGCCAAGGTCTCAAGGTGTCGTGTATTGGGCGCACCAATGACGTACCGAATATCCCCGAGGGGTATGGATGGCTCGGTAACGCGTCGGGGGTGGCTACACCTACCCTATTCAACTTCTACCTCAACAGGTTCGACGCTACCGCCTCCACGATGGCCTCGACCCTCGACGCAGGGACGGCCACCATCGAACGTATCGACACGGCGCGGTGGACAGGCACAGGGGTGTACCTCAGTCAGCAGAGCGACACGCCAAGCGCGGGCAACGTAATCCAGAGGAAGGTCTACTACAAGGATGAGTTTGGAAGCACCGACGCCTTCGGTACGTGGACGCTCATTCACGAGTTCGCAGACGACACCTCATACGCTGACGCCCTTACGTACATCAACGACACAATTATCGCAGGACAAACCAATGGCACAGCCCCGGCCTCGTTGGTTATGACGTGGAGAGATACGGCAGGTTTTACGGGTCTGCTTAACGATTACCCCGGAGCCGCCGCCGCGTACTCTTTGCGCTTGCTTGACGGAACCTATACAGGTTCAGCGATTCGTGTGCGCAGGGCAGATAACAATGCAGAGCAGGACATCGGGTTTTACAACAACCAACTCGACACTTCAGCTCTGGCTACCTTCTGCTCAGGTACGGACGGGTTTGTAAGGACTTGGTATGACCAAGCAGGCTCAAACGACGCGACGCAGACGACAACCACAATGCAGCCCAAGATTTACGACAGCTCGACGGGCGTGTTGACGGAGAACGGGAAGCCTATTGTCGAGGGGGTAAGCAACGCAGGTTTGGACGTGTCACTGTCGGTTACTCAACCCTTTACTATTGAAGCTGTCAGCGGCTCATCGCATGCAACGGTTGGCGTTGTTTGCGGTGACGGCGCTAGGATTTATCAGGGTTTAACGTCCTATCTATTTGCAGGTTCGTTTTTAAACGCTGGTATAAATACTGACCAGGTCCAGTCTGCTTTTTTTGCCGAATACAACAGCGCGTCTTCAAAAATATCTGTTCACACGGCATCCAATTCCAATTTGGTGTCGGGAGATGCGGGCACCAGTACGTCAATTACCTGTTTGCTTAACCGAACTACATCAAGAGCAAATCAAACGTCATTGCATGAATTTGTTTTGTGGGACACAGGGCAAGACACAGCCGGCAACCGCTTAGGCATCGAGACCAACATCAACGACTTCTACTCTATCTACCCATGAGTCAGTATATCATCGTTCTCCCCGAAGGTTTCCTGACAAGTGAAGTCAGAGCCAAGAGCATCACCCGCGAGCTCTACAACATCACCGTGCCCCTTGCCATCCAAGAGGACTACCAAAAGGACGCCACGGTCTTCGGTGTCATCGTACACCCCGACGGCATCCAGCACGCCCTCCAAGTAGACACCGACTACGTCATCCCGGTAAGCCCACAGGCCACCATCGAGAAGCTCGTCTCCCTCTTCCCGGAACTCAACGAGCAGGAGCGTTTCAACCTCTCCTCCTACGTGCTCAACAACCAAGAGTTCCCGTTCGGAAATATCGTGCCCTCCACCACCACCATCAGAGACTACGACTATATGGTCGAGAACGGATGGTTCCCAGAAGAGCCCGTATGAGATACCTCCTCATCCTTCCTCTCGTAGCTGCGGGCCTGTGCCTCTTTCTTGTCGGGCCTGTCTTCGGTAT